TAATAGCACCAGTCACAGGATCTATAGCTGTTCCAATGGTTTTAACTGTTTGTCCTGCTTTTGCTAGTTGAGGAGTTTTTGCAGCTAATGTTCCGCCGCCTGTTAATACTATTGAAGCATCTGCTAAAAATCCTGCTGGATCTTGTGCAAATGTTTTTTTTATATTTTCTAAACCACCATATCTATTAGCAAAATATCTACCAACATTTCTTGCTGTTTCTTCATCTTTTTGTTCGCCTGGTATAGCTAATTCAATAATACCTTTACCTAAACTGAAAATAGATTTTGCAGTTGTAATTGGTTGTAATAATGGTTGAACAATATCTTTACCTAATTTTAAAGTGCTAGAAGGTAAATTTTGTATAGCTTGTTGTAAAATTGGTTTTTCTGCTCTAGGTGCAGTAGCAACAATTTCTTCTACTTCTTCTAGCTTTAATAAATCATCATATAAAGACATTTTATTTTTGATTTTCCGCTTGATCTTTTAACATTTTTGCAAACCTTAAAAGGGATTGTCTTTCTTCTGCTGTGGATGCTTGTTTATATTTTTCCATTACTTCTTCGGCTGACAGTGTTTTAAATTCTTCAAATAATACAGAATCCAAAATATCATCAAAACTTTGTGGTTCTTCTTTATAACCTTGTAATGTTCCATACTCGTCAAAGTATTCAATTTGTCTTTCTTTAGCATCACGAATTGCTTTAATTTTTGCGCTCAATCTTTGTAATCTGATAATGTTTTGTTCTTCAGGCAGGTTTTGATTAAATGTTGCTGCAACCAATCTTTCACCCTCTTTTTGTGTAAACTGCGCTCCTAATGTTGCTCTTAAACTTTGATAAGTAATATCGCTTATTTCATCTAAAAATCCAGTTGCAGTTGGTTGAAATACAGGTTGTAAAGCGTCTGGGATAAATGCAAATTCTGGTCCTGACACATTTTCTTCACCAGATAATAACCTGTTAATTTTATTATCTAGGTTAGCAATGTTGGCTTCAGCTTGTTGTTTTTCCCCGCCTTTCCAAGCAACTAAAGTATCGCCAAACTTTTTATCTACTTGTTCTTGACCTTTAGATATATCTACTCCACCTGGTGCTTTACCTTTTCTTTTAGCCTCTTCTAATTCTTGCATTGCTTTTGGATCATATCTAATCGCCCCAGTTACAGCTAAAAATTGTGTTCTTTGAGGTTCTGGTAAAGTTTGTGCATATTGATAATTTCTTTGCGCTGCAGTCAAAGATGATGTTTGTGGTGAGGTTCTTGCGACTATACCAGGCGATGGATCTCTGCCTTTTAATACATCAGACAAAGCTAACATCATACTACCAGCTCTTTGTCTACGAGCTAATTCATTTGCATCTTCTTGTGCTTTTTTTATTTGTGCTTGTTGCACATAGCGAGGATCAAGCTGAAAATTAGTACGCGCTTGTTGTACTTGCATTGGATCAACTTGAAACTGTTGTTTTGGTTGTAAGTTTAGTAAACCCATTGGATTAGTTAAATCGTAATTTTTAAAATCTACTGCCATTTTATTTACCTTAAAAAACCAAATGGATTAAATCCGCCAGTCCAAGCAGAGCCAAGTAAGCCTGTTGCCCCACTTAAAATATCGCCTAAACCAGTTTTTTGTGATGTAGTTGTGCTTGTTAATGGTATACCTTGTCCAGCTTGTAATAAACCAAGTTGTTGAGGGCCATAAGCCAAAGCTCTTTGGAACTCTTCGTAAGGAATACCAAGTGCTTGTTGTTGTAACATTTGTTGTTGTGCGCCAATTTGACCAAGTTGTCCAAGTCTTGCTTGTTGCTCTGCACTAATACCCCCAAGCAATCCTGCTTGTTGTTGTCTTGCGCGTAGTTCTAATTCTGGTTGCATCATAGCCATTCTTGCTTGAATATCTTGACCAGCAAGTCCTGCCTGTTGAGCTAATTCTGCTTGTCGCATAGCTTGTTGTTGTTGGGCTTCAAAGCCTGTTAAACCAGCCTGCTGACCTAACCTTGCTTGTTCTAATGCACGCTGTTGTTCTTGCCCTGCGCCAAATATACCAAGTTGTTGTTGTCTTGCTAGGTCGGATAATGCAGCTTGTTGTGCTTGTTGGAAACCAGATTCTCTTAATCCAGCAGCGGTTCTTGCCATTTGTTCTATAAATGGTCTTTGTGATTCGCCCTCCAATAAAGCAGATCTTGAACCACCAAACGCACCCGCACCGATTGCTCTGGATTGTGCTTGACCCCTAGAAATATCTGCTTGTCGTTGAATGTCAGCCATAGATTGTTCAATAACTTGTTGTGTGTAAGGTGATTGATATGCACCTATATCTGCACCTAATAAGCCTCTAAACTGTGGGGTTGAAACACCGCCAATCTGTGCAGCTTGAAGGCCTTGTAAACCTTGTATGGTTGGTGCTTGAAAACCTGTAACTGGTTGAATGGTTGGAGTTGGAGCTTGTGCTAATTCTTGCAATCCAGATAAAGGATCATACTGCATACCGCTTTCAAACAAACCACGAGTGGCTTGAAACTGTCTAAGTTGATCTGGGTTAAAACCAGCAACTCTAGGACCTGTGTATGGAACGAATGGTGTACCAGCTAAACCTTTAGCAGCTTGAAACAGCTCTTGCTGTTGTCTTTGTTGATATTCTGGAATCTCTGTTGATACTGTTGATTTGCCTTTACTCATAATTCTTTACTTATTAAATTTTCTGATTTAAAACCTAAATGTTTTAGTTTTCTTAACCATCCTTTTCTGCCACCGCCATATAATCTTTTACAACCAGCGGCTTTTGCAAATGCCTCTAAGGATGGCAACATATCCTCTAACTCCTTGTAATCACCACCACAAAACAGCAAGTTCATTGCTGTATTTTGCGGGAATACTACAAATTCAGTTATCATAGCCGACTTCTTAGCTGGCCATAAATGGAATATTCCATGTCTTATTTTATCCTCTATATCGTCTATTGTATAGGAATCTTGATGTTTGATAGCTTTTGCTATATATGGCTTACAGCGTTCCCATTGAACTTCCCATTCTTCGGGTTCTTTTTTAATCGGTGTGACTTTATTAGTCGCCTTTTCCATATTCTACAATACTCGCATAAACAGTTAAATTACCAGCACGATCTGATTGTACTTTTACAACATCGCCTTGGTGTAGTACTAAACTTCTAGTTAATAATTCTTCAGTATTGTAAGCAGTAATAGTAAATTCTTTAAATAAGGTATAAGTAGTAGCATCATGCGTTACAGTAACTGTTATATTGGTTTGTTGATTATCATGGTCACAAACCAAAATAGATTCAATGATTGCAAAAGTAAAATCATCACCACTTGGGGATGTATATAATGTTGTTAAATCTGTAGTGGTAAGTATTTCATGCGCTGTTTCAGCTCTTTGTATATACTGTCTTTGTGAGGATAAATCCATTATCTTTTACCTCTTTGTCTAACATCTAATCTAATCTTTCCTACTTGGAAATCTTGTGTGGTACTGCCTGTGACTGTCAATGAGACTTGTCTTGCAGTAAACCTTGCATCGCTATAACCATCACTTTCAAAAGTAAATGATCCAAAGTCGGTTTCTGCACCGAGTGGAGTAAATTTACCTTTGAAACTAAGGGTGACACCTGGAAGTGTATTAGCCTCTTCGTCTGGAATGATTTGATTACATTGAACATAATTATCACCATTGCCTATTTCGATAGGCCCAGAGGTTGCGTATGGTACAGCAGAGCCTAGGTTAGGTGAATTACCCAATACAGTTGATTCGTGCTGATACACAAACCCTGCGTTATCTGCTGAAGTTGGATAATCAAAGACACCTTGGTCAACCCAACAACCTCTGTCTAGTTCACCAATAGACCAAACATTTTCACCATAGTTCCAAATCACATATTTGTTTGGTGCGTATTGTGATTCACCACTTGGGAATCCCCACCATATCTCATTGAAGTTAGAGTTGTGTCCACCCCAACAAGCCTTTCTGCCTGGTACATTAAGTTGATCGTAAACATAATCATGCACTTCGCATGGTATTTCTCTCACACTACCATCGTACACAAAGAAAGAGTTTTCACCCATCCATGCTAGGAAGTTACCAGTAGAAACAATAGATCTTCTGCTGACTGCTTTACAGTTAGTTCCAGCATCAGCAATACCATACACAAATGGTGATCCTGCATAGAACATTCTACTAATACCAGTATCACTAAAAATAATAATGTCATTACCAAATGATGCTGCGGCTATGGCTCTACCACCTGTAGGTATTTGTAAATCACCTGCGGTGTTAGTGGCTTTAGATGTCCAGTTGGTATTATCTTCTCTATTTGACCAAGCAATTTTTCTTGGATCTCCGCCTGAACCTATGGCTACCAAGTGTCTTTCGTTGGTAACAATAATCGCTTGATTGCCTGTGGGTGCGTTAGATACGACTGTGGCTATGGTATCGGGTGATCCACCTGATGAATCTGGTCGCCATTGATAAATCTTGCCATCGCCAGAAAAACAAAAGTTTAAATGTTCACCCCAATTGTCAAAAGAAAAATGACCTGAATCTAAAGGTAAGCCTGATTGTGAACGAGCATCACCATAGTCTTCAACATCATAGTGATATGCACCATAACCAAGAGGGTCGGCACTTGCATCATTAACAAAACCGACTGGTGTGATATCAGTCCAGGTGTTGTCGTATAAAACATAAACTTTTTCTCTTGTACCAACTGCTAATACTGGTTGGCCCAGATTATCGTTGTAGGCGTACA